CCCCCCAACCACAAGCCAATCTCCTAAATGGTCAGCATGATTGAGATAGGAAATATGTCCTGAATGCAAAGGGTCAAATCCTCCAGTTGCAAGCACAATATTCATTCTTGAATTCTGTAGTAATTTTTGTCCAACCAGGTTGTAAGTAATGCTTCTTGTTTAACATATCCGTACTGCTGTAAACATTGTCGCACACTTTCATTGACTAAATTAGCGTCAACTAGGTCATGCCATGATGTGTTTTGTGGATTCATTGGTTCAACATCGCTCTTGTACACTGCTACATGTAACCACATGTCGTTAATGTCTTTGTAAAAGTAAGCGTCACGGCAATCAAATCCGTTCACTGCTAACATGTACATCATGTTAACAATATTGTGATTAAAATACCAGCCATTATAACTGAGATTGTTGAGTCTATTGTGTTCGTAATGAATTGATTGTGGTATGGATAAAACTAGCATGCCATTTTGATTCATCATTTCGTTCCATTGCCGTAACGTACCCACTGGATTGGTTACATATTGAAAAACATCATGACACCAAATTAAATCAATTTGTCTACTAATAAATCTATTAGAATCTTCTAGATCTGCTTGGATTATTCTTACATTTGATAAACTAACCACTTCATTTTTAACTTGTTTTATATTTTTATCAACTGCATAACACAGGTAATTTCTAGGTTCTGGTGGATCATCTCTAGTTTCTAAAGTCGCCCACCATTCCATATCTAATCCCTCACCACAACCAAAGTCTGCTACAACTTCTAAACTATCTAAAAAACTGTCATATTGATACAATAGATCTCGAATAAATTGTGTGTGTTGAAAACTAGCTTCAGAATTCTTAAAAAGTGCCATTTGTTAACACCTCAATGATAATTTTTTCTTTTAATGTTTTTAATCTTGATTCAAATTGTATGCATGCTTCTGCTAATTCTATATTGGATCCCCAATTAAGATTATAAATGAGATTAGTGGCCCAACGACCACAAGCATCTTTTTCTATTTGTATATCAACTGCATTATTCTTAGGACGGGCATTCGAGCATAATGTCCATTCTCTTAAAATATTTTTAGCGTGTTCTTGATAATCCATTATACAACAATATCTTCCATACCTGCGGTACGTAATCTAACCACATGTCCTAGCATAAAATTCTTGCTCTCAAGGCCTTTCATAACTCCAAGCCATTTGTTTCTAAGAAGAGCAACTTCGTTAATGATAGTTTCAAAGTCAATGACTTCGTCTTCACCATCTGTATATTTTTCTGCGTCGCGACTTGTAAGAGCTCGGGCATAAGATTCCAGGTATTTTTGAAAATGCTTTCGTCTAATCTTGCGGAGTTGTATATTAAGATAGTTAAGTATAGCCTCAATCTCTTGAAGCTGGTTAAATCTTTGCTCTGTAATACCCGGTAAATTCGCAGCGGACTTTTCAACATTACCTCGTATAAATGTCTCTGTTTTTGCCTGTACAAGTTCACCTTCATAATAATTAATGAAGGCTGGAATTTCGCCAAGATCTGCAACAACACGATTATACCACATTATCAAGCCAGTCAACAAAGTGTTTGGGATAGGTATCTAGTATACTAATGTTTCTTCTTTTTGTAAATTCTTTCACAAAGGTTTTTAGATTTTGCAGTTGTGACATAGTGGGATCAGGTTGTAAACTTTCAATTATGTGCTTTGACCAAGGCAAAGGATTGTTTTCAAATAATTTGATTATATCACTTTTGCTTTTTGGATCCATTACATACGGCGACATAAAATCTGGCTTGTAAACAAAATCGTATTCTTTTTTAGACTCGGAAAAATATTCCAAAAATTCATGATACCCAAATAAACTTAAATTACTCAAAGTTGAATGAAACATGTAATCAATTTGAAATTGATTTAGTATATCAAGTTTGGCTTTATACTGATCCCAAATTATACCATATCTATTAAATTCTAAATATGATCCTATGTTCTCACAACTGAGTTTTATAATTACGTTTTTATATTTTTGTAGTTTTGATAAAAATTTTTCGAATCTACTGATACTTAGACCTAATCCACTAAACACCTTTACTTCAGATACACCACTAAGTGAATCTAGAATGTCAAACAAATTATTGTTTAATAAAGATTCTCCACCTGTGATATATACGGTTTGTAGATGAGGCGTCATTAATTCTATTTCTTTAAGAATCAATTTATAATGTTTAGTATTGTTTTTTTTAGATTGAGATAGTTTATGAATGATGAGATCTTTAGAGTCTATTTGATACCTATCATCATCGATCGTGACCGGATAGTTACCATTATTTAAAATGTCTTTTCTCCATGCACTGCTGTATTCTTTTGTACAATAGCTGCATGACAAATTACAATCGCTTCCTAATGTTATATCTACAATTTTAGGATGTGTAATTGTATCAAAATGTGTTTTTTCATAACCTTTTCGAATAATTCTTGGACTAATAGCGCCAACATCTTCTGCCTTGAAGCAATTATTTTCGCAACTGTGATTTCGCGTGTTAGATAACATCATTCCACGTTCGTTAACGTTTAATGGCGTATTAAATAGCTGTCCTGGATTAAGTTCTATCCAATTTAAATCAACATGTTGCGGGTAAGCAGCGTCACAATTGTAAATAACTCTCTTTTCAATGTCAATTTTTATGCATTGAAATTTATAATTACAGTAATAGTCTCTGATGTGAGTATTATTCCTCATAATCTACTTCGTCATCTTCGTCGTCTAAATACTCTTCCAGTGATCTTTTGGTATAATTGTCAGCACTACCAAACTCTCTGAGTTCTTTATCGCTTAAATTATCTACCAGCATGCTTACTAAATTGTCAGTAGCAGCCTGTCTTTCTTTGGCAGGAATATATTCTTTTAATGTAATGTAAGTTTCTATTAGAACTTCAACATCAATGCTCATTCAACTGTTTCCTCTTCTGGTTGATCAGCAGATTGTTTATGTGGATTGACAGAATAATCTGCCATTACACTATCAAGACTACCGCCTTCGTTACGCTCCCAGGCTTTACGAAACTGCTTAATTACAGTACCATCTGCTAGCGTGTATTTAAGACTGTTGCCTTCTTTCTGTAATAAACCTTTACCTTCAAACATGTCTACCAATCCACTATAAGGATTCATCCCCTGCTCGTAAGGAATCTTAACCTGTACACTTTCAAATGGTTTGGCATAGCGTGTTTTCATAATCTTACAGGCTGCACGAATACCTTTTACTTCCGAAATCTTGTTTCCATCCTCATCTTCTTTTAGCTTCAACTTACGCATGGCAACAACAATTGAACTGGCATAGATAAAACCTTGACCACCTGAGATCTTGTCATCTGGATCAAACATGTCTTGACTAGCGTATGTGTGGTTGGTTGCTACTAAGCCAATATTCAAACTACCGAACATATTAACACAATTACGAACAAGTGCTGTTAGTGCCTTGGGCTTACGACCCATGTCACCTTTTAAGTCTCCGGCTTCGAACTGATTGACATCGGTAGGTGTTAGCAACATTCCCAAACTGTCAATCACAAACAATACTTTTGGTCTTTGATCTTCTGGAAGTGTTCGATATTCTTTAACAAAGTCATGAATAACCTTAGCTACATCATCAATCATAGCCATATTAATCTTGAGGAGTCTATTCTCACTGGTATCAACTTCAAGCGCATGTAACCACGCCTCATCAAGTGCGTTTTCACTATCGATAAGAATAACGTAAATGCCTTGTTCTTGTGCGTTTTTGACAAGATTTCCTGAGCAGATAAAGGATTTGCCTGCACCAGATTCGCCAGCAAATACTGTAACTTTACCCAATGGAATGCCCTTATTAAAGTCCCCGCTGATAAGATAGTTGAGAGCGTAATTGTTGGTTGAGATCCAGTCTGTGGGGTCATTGAATCCCACGCTGATACCGTCAATACTTTTTGTAATACTTTTGCGAAATTTTGATACATCAAAGGGTTTGGTTGCCATGATTATTTTCCTTTATTTTAATAAAATTATCTATGCTTATGTTTCTGATCTTGTCCTGCTCTTCAATAAATGTGTTTAAAAATAAACTATTATCGTCGCCTGTTGCAACCAAATTATCAAATTCTGGTAAAGAATTTTTGGCAGCAATTGTAAATTGATTTCTATGTTGAACACTTAGCTCCGCTGGATAATGAAGTAATCCATATGACATTGGAATATTAACCTCGCGTGAGAATTCTTTAATCCTTGAAAAATCATTTACATTTAACACACTCAAAGTAGTCCAAATGTTCAATTTTAAATTTTCAAATTTTGTTTGTAAATTTTTATACTTTTGTATAACTTCAAGTGTTGTTGCCCATTTTAAAGGCCATCTAGTATATTCAAATACCTTTTCTACACCGTCAATACTAAACGTTATAGTTATTTCAATGTTTTTTTCTAATAGATTCTCTATTTCTGGCATAAATTTGCTTGCGTTTGTGTTTATTCGTATAAACTTGGCATGCTTTAATGACATCAATTTTTCTTTATACAACTTACTAAATGTTGGTTCTCCACCGGTTATTTCAAAAACTAAAATCTTGTCTGCTGATATTTGATTGAAAATGTTTGAATTATCTATTTTTATTACAGTCTTGGATAACTTTCCAATGTAAGTGCTATTTTTATTTGAACAACTTATGCATGCTGAATTACAAACATTATCGAGTATTCCCGAAACAAACAAATAATCTGGATTTAATTGTATATATTTTGTATGCGCTTCAACCGAATGTTCTCTCACACTCTTTTGATGATTAGTATTTTCTACTTCTTTACAACGCTTACATTCGTCTGGCCACTCATTGTTAGTAAACTTATTAAGGGTGTTTTTTAACCAAGAACTATTTCGTAAATTTTCAATACTATTAAATGATGGCGCATTTATCATATGACCACATACCTGAAACATTGAATTTTCAGCTAGTCTTATATTATGCGTTAATCTAGGACAAAACATTATTGTATTAAATCAATTAGCGATAAAGGTATATTGATAATATCATAATAGCCACTATCTTTATCATTTTTTATGATAGTCATTATTTCTTGAAAAGTTAATTTATTTCCTATCTGATTATAAAGTATAGTATCTAATTGCAAATAAAGATCTTGTGCGATTTGATAATCTACATTTATTCCGTTAGCTTTCCGTGGAGTTTCATTTAATGAAGTTATTTTTTTCAAATACTGCATTGATCGGAAATGAAATTTAACTTCAGGTTTTATGAAGCGTGACAAATTCAGTATCCAATGAAATTGCGGAATATAGTGAATATCCAGGTACAAGTATTTTTTCAATAAAAACTCAATGGTGTTAGAATCTAACTCTGGATTTTGAGTTTTAAGATTAAAAATTACTGTTGCCAATCCTGACTGGAATCTTTCAATTGGATCTCTTAAAATCACAGTAATGTCATCAGAAATACTATGTAAATCAGAATGATAAAGTTGCATTCCACTCACATTTTGACAGTGACGAAGTAAACTGCTTGATCCATTTTTATATATAGGAAAAATATACTCTTTCCCTATTTTGACAACTGTAATGTTATCAGAATACAAAAATTTATCTATTGGTGTAAACATAATCCGAAAGGGTACGCAAGAATTACGTACCCTTTTTATCTAACTTACTGTTTGCTGCGATTACGAATCATGGCCAAGATGTCCTCGGCTCGTTGACTGGAAGGTTTAGTAGCAGCGGCTTGCACAGGTGCAGTGGCTACAGGAGGAGCATCATCTTCTTCATCATCGCCAACAAAGGAACTAGAAGATTGTACTGGTGCAGGTGCTGCTTTGACTACTGGTGCAGACGCTGTTGTTTCTGTATCGTCGTTACCGCCTTTACCCTGGAATCCGCTAGGCTTAAAGTATTGGCTCCAACGATCAGGATCGTATGCTTGACCATCCACCGACGCTTCAAACATTTCTTTGATAACCTTGAGTTCTACCTCACCAGGACGCCTGGGTAGGAAGTCACTTAGATTGTAAAGACCAAAGCTATCAATCGCACTTTGTTCTTGTGCTGTCAGTGCAGTCTCTTTTCGGCTCCACTTACTGGTGCTGTAGTCTGCATAGCCACCTTTGCTAGTTTTTGTAACAGTAAAATCTAAACCGGCGGTGTAATCGGTTGGCATGCTTTCTAGTTCTGGGTCCATTAGTGCAGCCTTGATCAAATTAAAAATCTGGGGACTAATAACGAATCTACGAATAGGATTCTCAGGTGTTTTGTCGTCCGCTAGTGGATTTTCTCTTACAAAACCTTGGAACAGGTATGATTTCTTTTTCCAGTACTTACGACCCATTTCTTCCAGGCCTGGATCTTTGAACCATGTTCTTACTTCGGCCAAGACAGGACATGCGTCACCATACATTTCTACGCAAGGAACTTGTACCACAACAGGTTTTGAGTCTGCTTGTCCTTTGATTCCTGCGAACGGAAGTTTGATCATCAATCGTTCGACCCAGAAGAATGAGTTCTGTGTATTAGCGTCTGGTAGAAAACGGATTTTTGCACTTGAGCCTTCTGGAATGTTCCAGTGTGCATAGATGGCGTTGTCGCCTTGTGATTGACCGCCCGATTGACGGTTTTCTTGCGCTTGTAGTTTAGCGCGAATTTCTGCTAGTGATGTGGCCATAATGTTTCTCCTTATAAAATGCCATAATGTTTGTGCCTAGATATACAACTGCACCGTGCAATTGTATAACAAGTATATTTAGCAAGTCAAATAAAAAACTGTTAATTTTAACCTAATTTAAGTTGATTAAATTTAAGTCTGTTATGCTCAAAAATTGGCGTCAATTGATGTAAAATAGTTTGTAAATCAAAATTTGACAGCTGGGCCAATCTATCTATTTCATTGATTATAGCATGGTATCTAGCATGAGGACAATCAATAATATCATAATGTTCATTGATAAATGGATCAAATGTTAAAAATCCCTTAGATCTTAGATGTTCTAAACTGCCTGGACCGGAAAAAAGTAAGAAAGGCTTTCCCAAATGAAAATTTTTCAAACTTTTTTCTGTAAAAAATCTATTTGAGTATATATCAGTCTCGCAAACAATTTCAACAAAATAAGAATTGTAATATTTGCCTATGTTGGCTAAACTATCTTGAAAAGGTACCCAACCGCTGGCCTTTTCAAAATCTAATAGTACTGGACAATTTTCATTGTACCATTGTATGTCATGACCAAAATCTTGTTCAAATCTATAGTGCCATGTAGCCTTGGTAGCATTATAACTGAGTATGCTATCTTGTTTGTAATTATCGTATAAATGTTTAAAGAACTTGAGTCTATAGATATCATGTCTTCCAAAAAGCCCGGCAAACTTCTTGTTACAAAATGGACGAGAAAGTGGTAGGTTAAGGTGTTGACCAATATTACCACACCACATCTGAATTGCATCTAATTCTATAAATGTGGTATCATTTATTTCAAGATTTTCGTAACTGTAAATATAACAGGTGTCCCGGTTGAGATTGAAATTTTTAATAGTTGTGCTTATTAAATTGTTTAGTCCTGTGTATTTGCAATTTACACCATCTCTTATCAAAAAAACAAAAATTTTGTTCTTATACTGTCCTAATACGTAAAGCAATTCGTTGACCCCTTGATTTTGATACTCTCGATTAGTGAGCCAATCAAGATTAACAAAAACAAAATTTTCGACTAAAGTCACTACCTTTTCAAAATTCAAATTTGAAATTAGTTGATTGATTTGATGCGTATGCATAAAAAAGTTCTCGATTATAATGCAGTCTATCTTTAATTTGAGCAAAAAGCTCCATGCAATTTTTGTTTTGAAATTCACTAATAGAGTTTACTATTAGTTGATGATTTCTAAATTTCCACTCGTGATTTGAATTTTCATCTTGTAATTGCTGAACAGGAAATAAATCTTGAAAACAATCAAACCCTGCTTGTTTTAATAATCTGTATATGCCCGGACTACCGTTAATTATAAACGGCCTTAGACCAATTATTGGTTTGAATACTTTTTCGCTTAGAAAAACATTTTTACTGTATTCATATTGTGTTTCACTGACTACATTAATAAAACTTGCGTTCCATATTTTTAATTGACCTAAGCTATAAACATCATTTGGGATGCCTACATCACCAACGACATCGTCTGCTCCATAATTTTGGTAATCCAAGTCATGGTCGTTTACTGTATACTTGCTATTACCTAGAGTTACACAACCATGTTTGATACATCCTGAAGTTTCAAACAATGCCACTAATTCTGTTCTGTGTGTGTGCGGCTTGCGATTGTAATTCAAAAACAAATTGTCAAATGTATTAGGTTCTAGATCTAGTATTGAATATTGCTTGAAAAATCTAGCACATGCCACTGCCCAGAAATCAAAAAAATAGTCGCCGTTTACGTAACCAACCAAAATTACCTGACCTGGTATTTGATCAATTAAATTTTCAATTGGCCCTAAAGGATCAGTTAAACTGCAAAGCATAGTTACTTCGGGCTGTAATTTTTGCAGTTGCGAAATTAATTCTTTGGGTTCGTGCCAGCTGGTTACAACAACTGCTTTTCTCAGTTTGGGATATTGATTGTTAAAATTTTGTACTAGACAGTTCACTAATTCACGTTCCAATTGCCCAGCACGCCATGCAGGATTAAATCCTCCATATATGACTTTGCAGTTCATATTTTTACAGCCCGGCTAACTTGCGAATTGATTGTAATTCTTCTTGCACAACCGGTTCGTCTATTTTACTTACACCTACTGGCAGTGGTTGTGGTTGGGGTTGTGTAGGCGCTGGCTGAGTATTGGCGTTTTGTTGTTGCAAAATTTGAAACAAGCTTTGAGCTAATGCTCGTTCGCCATTGGACATCAACCAACCTATAATGGTATTGCGTACATCTGCATCTGGTCCTTGTACGCTGGCCAATTTTTTGATTGAATTTTTAAGATCGTCTGCATCAAGTTCTTGAATGTCAGCAATGGCTGCTACTGCATCTACACCGTCCATACCGGCTGCAATTGGTTTTTGAAACAATCTTGTTAGATTTTCTTCGTCCATATCATCTGTGTCTGCATCCCATGTGTTTTCGGTAACACTATTGGCCCAAGATTCAAATTCATTAGTTTCTGCGGTGTTCATTCGTTTCCTAGTTTGATAGGCTTTATATACATATGGTAATGCTTCGTTGAAGCGGTCGTCATAGATTTTCTTAACAAATCTTTCTCTCAAGCCATCTACATCAACTTCATCAAGTGGTTCACCAGGATCTGCCATCATATTCATTAACAATGCTTGTCCATGGCGTCCTTGGAATTTTTTTAGATTCTCTCTAACTTCATTGTACCTGTGCATGGCTGCTTCTACCATACCAGTGGTTTCCGCATCTTCGAATGTACGATTACGCATGGCACGAACAAAATGTCTCATTGATGCCATTTCTTTGACCATTTCATTAATTAATTGGCCACCTTCATCCATGTGTTTTCCACCATGGCGCATGTGATTGGCAAGTGCCCTGGCACCGTGTAGGTTAGTATGATCTAGTAAAAATCTTTCCCCTACAGGAGTTTCAATAAAAACATGTTCAATTTGTCTGCCACGATCGCCACGCTTTTCTGGGTCAATTTGATCTCTGTGTTTGATAATAATTTTGTGCGTACCAACATCGCCAAAACTCATACGCTTGTTGTTACCCATACCGTATAAACGACCTTCACTGATAGCCAGTTCGTCTTTGTTAAATGTAGCATCTGAACCTGCTTGTTGTCTAATGTCTTTTAAGTCTAAGTTGCTGCGATTAATATCTCTAGTGTCAAATGTTAACATATTTCTGCGGGCAAAATTCTTTAAGTCGCGTAAAAAACCGAACCACTCTTTGCTTTGTGCTTCATCTAAACTATCTGTTATATTTGATCCATAATAGATTTTTAAACTATTTTCGTCGATTAAGCTGATGGTAACATTTCCAAAGTTTTCGCCGTCACTACTAATGTAATCAAAGTTAAAGAATCTAGCCTGTTCAGGATCGGTAATTCTTTGAGCTTTTTTGTCTCCAATGTTAACACTGTCAAATCTACTACGGATTTTGTCAAAGAGTTCTGATGCTGTTTTGTTTAGTTCGCGCATAATATATTATTTATCGTTAGATCATTATAAAAGGCATAGGTGCTATGTAGTCATCTGTGTTATCGCGAAGTTTTTCATCTAGATCTGCGTCATAGCTTTGTAAGGCTTGTATTATCCTTAAACTAAGCAGCGTAGCAGAGACTAAATCATCCGTTTCTCCTATTTTGGCTGCAAATCCTGCGCCGCTAGCAACAAATGTTTTCAATTCGCTGATCAAGTTTTTACTGCAAATAATCATTTTGCGATTTTCAATGAGATTTTTAAATTTAGCACACACTGCTAGTTTGCTTTTGTTTGTGGTAGTAAAACCTTTTCTGTGTAGTCTTGCTTGACCGGGTTTTATGGGCTGGCTTAAGAATGTTCCTTTTATATTTTCTTCGCCAAATTCCGCTATAACAATTAGTGCTGCTTCTCCTAATGTATTGTTTTCTACACTGTAATAAATGTCATTTTGCGTACCAATTGTGTCATGTATATACTCGCAAATTTCTTTAAGGATTGTGATTTGTCTTTGTATAGGTGTACGGTTGTGTTGCCATTCTGCTACTTGAATCATGGTAGGAAGTTCAATTACTTGTATAGCAGCGGGGTCTCCACCTGTTCCCAAACTAGGATCTAATCCAATAACATAAGTGCGATTTGGTTGCGGTCGTTGATACCAACGAACTTGTCCTTGGCATTCAATTGGATCTCTACCTTCTAGCTCTGATAATGCAATGCTGTTTATTAAAGTTTCATCGTAAATTAAAAATTCACAGCCGTGCTCGCGTCTAAAGCGTTCTTCACCAATACGACCAATTTCTTCTGACTTCCATTTTTCATCACGGTCCGGATGTTCCCACCAACTGGACTGATATGCTCGAAATCCGTTAATACCTAGTGGTGTAGGATTTCCAAATTCATCCACACACCTGTTTGCCTGTTTCCATATAAATGCAAATTGGTCTTCATCTGAATTTGGAGTGCTGGTTATTATAGCTTTACCACCTGTGCTTAGTGTAGGTGAAATACTTGTCCAAAATTCTTTTGCAATAGTGGGTCTAACAAACGCAAATTCGTCACAGTAAAGTAGTGTTATACTCATACCACGACCAGTAGTTTCCGTAGTGGTTTGACTTACTATTCTTGAACCATTTTCAAAATCAATTGATCCTTTGTTATAACTGGTAACTCCGGCTCTTATCCAGTTAGGACACAACTCATAGGCATATCTCACACGCTGCATGATTTCCTGTGCGCCTTGATATTTGTGTGCTGCGATTAGTATTGTTGAATCTGGACGGAACATGGCAAACCATAGTAAATAACCTGCTGCCGATGTTGTCTTACCAGTTTGTCGAGGCATCAACGAAACACTAAATCTATTGTTATGATAAGTATCTATAAGTTTCCGTTGATACTCAAAAGGTTGATATAGCATTTTTCCCCGTACCGGGTGCTGAATGTAGAAATAATTGCTTATAAAATACTCAGGTCCTGTGTCAGGATCTGCACACCGCATAAACTCTACAATTTGCTCTTCAGAAAAGTTGACCTTTTGATACGGCGACTTTATAATACTAGCTGTATCATTGTTTTTCATATTAATACTTATGAGTCATACTTTACTTTTAAACAAAGATTACACACCAATCAGCGTACTACCGCTAAGTGTTATCCACTGGCAGCATGCTGTCAAATTGATGTATTTAGGTAGAATACAGGTAATTGAAACATATCCAAATTGGATTGTGCATAGCGAAAAATTAGCATTAAATGTGCCTAGTGTTGCCATTACACTTGAATATTTTAATTTCAAACGTAGAGTTAATTTTACTCGTTACAACATGTACCTACGTGATTTGTATCAATGCCAATACTGTTTAGATACATTTGATTTTGATCAATTGACGATTGACCATGTGGTTCCTATTAGTCGTGGCGGAAAAACTGAATGGACAAATTGTGTGACGTGCTGCAAATCATGTAACTGGCACAAAGCAGACAAACACAATGTAAAACCTCTTCGAAAACCATATAAGCCAGACTATTATGCGTTGGCCGCTGCTTGGAAGCATAGTCCGTTTAGAGTTAGAGATCCCAAATGGAATCAATATTTAGGTAAAAATGCGGATGTGGCTTAAATGGGCTGTTCGCCTGTGAGATATGGACGGGCAAACCAAAGTCGAAACCACTCTTCTGTACCGGGGCGAATATTATGTTTTTTCATAAGTTCGCCTTTTTCATTTCCGGTTACACTTATGTTACTACCAGCAAAGCCCCGGTATTCTTGCATCACTGCACGATTACCAATGCCAGCTAATACTCTTAATTGCTCTATGTCATTCATTGATTTCTTTAGCTAAACAATAGGCTTTAATTTTATCTTCCCTGTGGGTTGTAAGAACCTTGATTACTTCTTCGCAGGCACCTAGAGTTGGATATGTGTTCCAAGCACGCCATACACCATCATCAACCACTAATACCATCACAACATAAACCCATTTCATTAGTGTTCGCCATACGGTATTACAGGGCGATCGTCATCCGGTGTGTCTGGTCCTAGTTGCACCATGACTGTTTGGCATCTCCGTAGTATTCTCTAGCAAAACCATTTGCAATCAACATAGCTCGCAAACTTTGTCCGTCCAGAATCATGTCACCCAGTACACGCCCACCAAATTTGTCCCAACCGTATAATACCACTTGATGTTTAACACTTTTTGCCACTGCGTTTTTAGTAAATGCGCTGGCAGCTTGACCACGCTGATCTTCGCTAGCACATTGAGCTCTATGCCCTTTTTCTGGAGTATCTACGCCGTACACTCTAATTGCCAATTCGGGCTTTAACGGCTGTGGTAAAAATGGTGCTGCAATAACCACCGTGTCGCCATCGCTGACTCTAACAACTTGTGCATCATACATGACACCTTTAGGAGCCTTTTGTGCTAGAACTAATCCTGGCACTAATACTAGCATTGCTAATAATTTTTTCATTGAATTTCCTTTATGATTTTGTATAAGTTGTTTGTGTGTTTTGACCAGGTTGAATATTTTTACCTGCTCCACCAAATCCTACACCTTTGTCAATTCGTAAATTGTGTGTTTGACCGGCAGTGTCTGTTTGTGCTGCACGAAGCTGGCTTGTAGGTGCCATTTGTCCTTTGTAACCTGTTTGTGTTTGTGTTACTCCAACTGTGGAACCAGGAGCAACTTTGTAATCAGCTGCAACTGAAGTTGCACCTTTGGTCACATCGGTAGTTGCTTGCAGATTAAGATCTCCAATTTGGCTTTTTGCTGCAATAGTTTTTGCGTTAGGGTCAGCAGTTACAGTAGTGTTATCGCCAACATTTAGTGTCGCCGGTTGATTGACGCCGGCTGGCAGTGGTTGTTCATCAAGAATATCTAAATAGCGTCTAAAAAATCTTGGGTCTGTCATTACCAACTCCTACACGACCAATAACGTGCTTTCCATCTTGGACCTGGATTGGCACAGTTGTGTCTGGCTCTAAAACTTTTACGGCGTGCGGGATTTGACTTTTTAATTGTCATGTTGGGATCACCAAACTCAACTTTGACCACATTGCCATTTGGCTTTCTCACATACACTTTACTTTTTTTAACATCCCCGGCCATTTTCTTGCCCAAGGGAACTTCACGACCGCGATATTTGGCTTCATTGGTTGGCGCTGTGGTTGATTTGTTAAGAAGATCCCACTGAGCATTGGCTGGAAGATTTGGGTTGTATTTGGGGTTCTTGC